TGCTTATATCGGGATTATTGCCGCTCAAAAGCTCATTGGTCTTAGCAAGTACACTCGCATTGCTCAGTGGTGTGCTCGTCGTGGCACACTACAAGAAGAACTTTGTAATGACATTGCCCGTGAGATTAGCCGAGCAACAGACAGCGAAAACGTAGCAGTATACGTCCAGGCAACACATGGTTGCTGTGAGAATCGAGGTATCATGGCACATTCTAGTCTTACACAGACTACAGTGCTCAAAGGTACATTTAAAGATGATCCACATACCAAGAAAGAGTTTTTTGACAACATTAAACTACAACAGGAGTTTGCACCAAGATGACCACAGCCAAAGAACTAGCAGATAATTTAATTAATCGTGCAAAAAACATGCAGGAATTTGTAGTTGAACGAGACTACGAGCTTATTCCTCCAGGAGTTATTCGATTTAATATTCAACATACCGTTGGACGTCCTGCTAGGATCTTTGTGCCAGCATTAACGCAGGCCGAGGCAGAATCAATGGTAGATGATTGGTTTGGAGAAGAAGTATGAAATCATTTCTTAATTTTCTAGAACGAATTGGTCGCAAACGTATTATCATGGATCGTGTTTGCAACGAGCCGTATTTAGAAAGATACTATCTGTTTTTAAAAGACAGAACTCATTTTCCGTTTAACGTTTTTCTACACAAATTTCTTAAAGGTGATCCTGATGATGTTCATGATCATCCTTGGCCTTATGCAACATTAATTTTGAAAGGTGGATACTATGAATGGATTCCGCAATTTAACTCAGACGGTAGTAAATCATGTGAAGTACGTAAATGGCGAGGACCCGGCCATTTTCGTATATGTAGCCCTAGCTCTTATCATCGTATTGAGCTTAAGCCTGGCGTGACAGCATGGACTCTGTTTATGCCCGGACCACATAAACGTGATTGGGGCTTTTTAGTTAATAACAAGTGGGTGCAACACGAGCAGTACCTTAAGGAGCGTCATGGAAAAGCGTAAAGTAAGTTGGGAAGAGTTTCAAGGCTTAGTAGCAAAAATTTGTAGAGATATTTCTACAGGTAGCTGGCGGCCAGATTACATTGTAGGCATCACTCGAGGAGGGTTATTACCTGCTGTCATGATCAGTCAATATTTTAATATCCCTTGCGAAGCATTAAAAGTTAGTCTACGTGATAACGGCGGCGAGCATGCCACTGAAAGCAATCTATGGATGGCAGAAGATGCATTTGGATACAACGGAGAAATCGGCAAACCAGTTGCTAAAAACATTTTAATTGTAGATGACATCAACGATAGTGGTGCAACTATTAATTGGATCTTAGAAGACTGGCCTAGTGGCTGTCTTCCCAATGATGAGCGATGGAATCATACATGGAATCAAAATGTAAAATTTGCTACAATATTTGACAACCTTGCTAGTAATGCAAAAGTTAATATGGACTTTGTGGGGGAAGAAATTAACAAAGCAGAAAAAAATATTTGGATCGAATTCCCTTTTGAAGAGTGGTGGACTAAATGAAAAAAGAAGAATACATATTAGAAGATGCAGAAGCTGCTGGTATTGCTCCGTGGCAAGATCCGGTCCGAGAAGACTATCATGTCAAGGTGTTTAATGATAAGTATCCAGTGACTGAAGGCCATCTTTTATTTGTCCCACAATATGCAGCCGACGGAGTTATTGTCGATTGTTTTAGCGATGCATTAACTCACGGTAAAGAAATGATGGAAAGCGGTGAGTGGGACGGTTTTAATATAGGTATGAACTGGGGCGAAGCAGCAGGTCAGACTGTAATGTACCCGCACATACACTTAATACCAAGAAGAAAAGGAGACATGGAAGATCCCCGAGGCGGCGTTAGACATGTTATTCCAGAAAAAGGAAATTATAAAAAATGAGTAGAGCATTATTCATAGGTGATAGTCAAACTTGCGGATACTGGAGTGATCCTGTTAAGACTGGTCCAGGAAGCTATAGCTATTGGAACGATAACAATTATGCAGAAGTGTATAGCGACGAGGCTGATAAACCAGTTGCAATTTATGCGATGGCCGGTGTAAACAATCGTGTATATACAGACTGGCTTGCCTGTATGTTTGAAAAATACAATGACATTGACGAAGTGTTTATATGCTTGGCGCCCTTTAATAGATTTAGATTAGCATTTGACGGTGTTTTGTCAGACAATGTTGTGCCTATTGATCACTTTACTGAAAAGATGGAATCGTCAAACGGTACTATTGATAGATACTGCGACCTAACAATCAAAGAAGAAAATCTACAACTATTCAACAAAGCCCTAGATAAAGATTACAGTAAATTTCCAGGAATAGATATTGATATGGAGAAGGGGCTCGGTAAACCTAATCTCCGTAAGAATACATTTATGGAAGTTAAATTGTTTTTCGAACTTAATACATTTTTAGAAAAACGTGATTTTTTACTAGATGTGTATGCTTGGGATAGAATGTGTGGGGACAACGGTGCTAAACTTTATTTGTTTAACTTCACAGAAAGACTTCGATATCCTCAAACATTTGAGTACTATGGAAAATTAAAGAATACAGTACTTGCAAATAAAACTATTGAAGGATTTCTTTCTGAAAAGATGATCGATCATACAAAATATTATCTAGAAGATAACGAACATTATAATCGTGATTATCATTCGCTTATTGCCACTAAATACATCCCCTGGTTAAAAACTCTATGAAAATACTAATAGCAGGAGACAGCTTTGCTGCACTATGGCCTAACGCTACTAAAGGTTGGGTCAATCTCCTTGCTGATAATCACGATGTTTTAAATATTGCGCAAGCTGGTGTCGGTGAATATAAAATTTACAAACAATTATCCGAAATAGACATTGACAAGTTTGATTGTGTTATTGTCAGTCATACTAGCCCTAGTAGAATTCATACACCATGTCATCCCTTACACACAGAAGGTTTTCACAAAGACTGCGATTTAATAATTACAGATCTGATGGGACACTTTAATCCGTTTAATAGTAAGTTGCGTAGTGCTAAACTGTGGTTCGAAAATCACTACGACGACGAATATCAAATTGATGTCTATAAGTTGTTGAGAGAAAAAATCAACAATATGATCACTGTACCTTATATTAGTCTATCTCATATTGAAATTGCCAATACACTTGCTGTAGAAAAAAACCACATTGATTTTAGCCAGCTATGGAAAAACAATAGAGGAAATATAAACCATTATACTGAAGAAGGCAACTTAAAAGTGTACAACGAGATTAACAAATGCCTGACCTAAATACAATCACTGTTCCTTGGGACAATCAAAAAGAAGTATGGTGGAACGAAACCTGTGCTATGGTATTAGAACAGTTTGGATTGCCTGGTGGAAGATACACTACCGAAGTTAGTACAGAATGTATGAAATTTAATTTTAAAACAGAACAGGATGCATTTATGTGTAAATTATTAGTGAGCGATAGACTGTGATCAAATATATTGTCGGATTTCTTGTTGCATGTGTTGTTTGGATAATTGTTCTTTCACAGATAGAATTACCCGAGTATCGAGTCTACGACTGCGGAATGGCAGAGTGGCATCCCGATATCCCCAATGACGTTAAAGAAGAATGCCGCAAACGCAAATACTTAGATTGGAAAAGCAAAAATGAAACAACGGTTTAAACAAGCCTACATGGATGTAGCACGTAGATTTGCAGAGCTGTCTCATGCTCGTCGTTTGCATGTTGGTGCTATTGTAGTCAAAGATGATAGAATCATCAGTATTGGCTACAATGGTATGCCGGCTGGGTGGGATAATAATTGCGAAGATAAATGGTATGACCGCGGAGCCGGTGGATGGCTAAGTCCAGAGGAAATCGAAGAACAATATCCGTACGAAGAATGGAGTGAGGCTGCACAACGCAATGTGCGGTATGGGTTAAAAACTAAACCTGAGGTATTACATGCCGAATCAAATGCTATTGCAAAACTGGCGAAGTCTAACGACAGTGGTCTTGGGGCTGATATTTTTATTACTCACGCCCCTTGTATTGAATGCGCCAAACTTATATATCAGTCTGGCATTAATAGTGTTTACTATGGTGAAAACTATAGAGATGATTCAGGCGTCGAGTTCCTTAAAAAGTCAGGAGTTAAAATTGAAAAATTGGACAATTAATGTCGAAGAAGATCCTGAAACAGGAGATTGTATTTTACCATTACCTACAGACCTGTTAGAAGAAGCAGGTTGGAAAGAAGGCGACGAACTTATTTGGACAGATCGGGGAGACGGCTCTTGGCTTTTAACTAAAAAGAGTGTATAATAAATTATGAGTAAAATTAAAATCGCAGAGCTGTTCTACAGCATTCAAGGTGAAGGACGCTTTATGGGTGTGCCTTCTGTTTTCTTACGTACATTCGGTTGTAATTTTAAGTGTGCCGGCTTTGGCATGCCTAGAGGTCAACTAAGTGCTGAAGTAGATGCAATTGCACAGATTGCAGATAAATTCAAAGTATATGAGGAACTACCTCTTGTCAGCACAGGCTGTGACAGCTATGCTAGCTGGGATCCTCGTTTCAAAGATCTAAGCCCTATGTTGACTAGCGATGCTATTGCGGATCGTATTTGTGAAATTATTCCGCATGGGGAATGGAAGGACGAGCATCTTGTTATTACCGGCGGTGAACCCTTGTTGGGCTGGCAACGTGCTTATCCTGATTTACTAGATCATCCCAAGATGCGAGGATTGAAAGAAATTACTTTTGAAACAAATGGTACTCAAAAGTTAACTCCTGAATTTAAATTGTTCTTAAAACAATGGGCACAAAATCCCCCATTTGCTAGTCGAGAAATTACATTTTCAGTAAGTGCCAAATTGCCGTGTAGTGGAGAGAAGTGGGAAGAAGCAATTCTTCCAGAAGTAGTTTGCGAGTACGAAGAAGTTGGTACAGCATACTTGAAATTTGTTATTGCTACAGAACAAGACTTTAAAGACGCAGAGTGTGCTATCGGCGCATATCGTGCGGCAGGATTTAAAGGACATGTTTATCTAATGCCAGTCGGTGGTGTTGAAAGTGTTTACGCATTGAACAATCGTACTGTAGCAGACTTAGCTATGAAGAACGGCTTACGGTATAGTGATAGATTGCAAGTGCCGTTATTTAAGAATGAGTGGGGCACCTGATGGAAGGTGTAATGCAAGCACCTCGATCAGAAGATTGGGGCTTACAAAAAGTCCAAGGTTGGAAGTTAAAACTATGTTGGACTCGTCCGAGAACTTGTTTTTTAACCGGTAAACAACTGTTTGGTAAAAAGGCATATCACGGCGTGCGTATGATTACTGGACCAGGTGAGCCTATATACGAAGATTATTGGGTCGAAAAGGACGAGTTTATGTTATGGAATCTACGAGGTAGAAAATGAATAAATTTATAGAAAAACTATTTGGAATTGATAAGATCAAAGCCGAAACTGCCGCAGCAGTTAAAATGGCTGAAGAATCAACTAAGATCGCAAATGATGCAGTCGCGGCAGCAGAACGTGCTCAAGAAGCAGAAGAACTTGCTAAATTGAGTCCAAAAGATCGTGCAACCAAATTAAAAGAGCCTTGGGTAGGTGTTCTTAATACGCATGTTAACAAAGAAAATATACGTAATGGCTTTTTTGAGCTTGACTGGAACGATCATTTTGTGTTAAAATTAAAGCAAGAGGGATATGGTTTCGACGGTGATAAAGACGAAGAAATTGTAGATCGCTGGTTTCGTGAACTATGTGCTAATGTAGTAGTTGACGGTGATTATGGCGGCGCTGTGAATACTGGCGTCATTGATATTAACGAAGTTCGAAAAAAGAATCTATGACATATATTTTAGTTGATACTGCAAACACTTTCTTCCGTGCTCGTCACGTTATTAACGGTGATGCTGATATCAAATTAGGCATGGCATTTCATATTACTTTAAACAGTATTAAAAAGGCATGGCAAGATTTTGAAGGCAAACATGTAGTGTTCTTTTTAGAAGGTCGAAGCTGGCGCAAAGATTACTATGCGCCTTACAAACGGCAGCGTTCAGATGCTCGTGCAGCTCATACAGAACGTGAAGCAGAAGAAGAACGTGTGTTTTGGGAAGCATTTGATACATTTAAAGAATTTGTCACAGAAAAGACCAATTGTACAGTATTACAACATCCTAGGCTCGAAGCAGATGATTTAATTGCAGGTTGGATCCAAAGTCATCCAGATGACAACCATGTGATCATTTCTACGGACACAGATTTCGTACAACTTATTGCTCCTAATGTAAAACAATATAATGGCGTCACAGAAACCACAATCACGCACGAAGGGTACTTTGATAAAAAAGGTAAGCCCGTTATTGATAAAAAAACTAACGAAGCAAAAGTTGCACCCGATCCGCAATGGCTACTCTTCGAGAAGTGTATGCGAGGAGATACCTCAGACAATGTATTTTCTGCATATCCGGGAGTACGTGAAAAAGGCACAAAGAATAAGATTGGTCTCCGTGAAGCCTACGGTGATCGAGACACAAAGGGGTTCAATTGGAACAACATGATGTTGCAACGTTGGACCGACCACGAAGGTAAAGAACACAGAGTTAAAGAAGATTACGAACGTAATCGTCAATTGATCGATTTATCTGCTCAGCCAGATGATATTAGACAAATTATGTTTGAAACTATTTCAACCGCAACGCAGGCAAATAAAAATGTCAGTCAAGTTGGAATTAGATTAATGAAATTTTGCAATCTCTACGATCTTAAAAAGATTGCCGATCAAGCACAGGCTTATGCCGAACCACTCAATGCGAGGTACGTATTATGACAGACTTACATGCAAAACCAATTATCGAAAATAAATTCTGGATCGTTGAAAAAGACGGGGCCAAGTTTGCTACTCTAAGAAAAAATGAAGACAATCGATTTGTTCTTAGTAGCGAGTTAGGAATTAAGATTTATGATACAAAAGAAAGTCTAACTAAACAATTTGGTAAAGATTTCTTTGTTGCTAAGATTGTCAAAGAAGCTGATGACGCTAAACCTAACGAAGTTCACGGCTACACAACTAGTACCGAACCTCACAATTCTATGTTTGATATCAAACGTAAATTGCCGCTATTCACAAAAAGCAGTGATTCAAAAAGTTTGTACTGTGCAGGATATTATGTGATCCGATTTGATAAAGGTTGGGTTAAGAGCTTTTGTCCTAAGCTAATTACTTTACAACGATACGAATACCAAGGTCCGTTTAAGACTGAATTTGAAATGCGTCAGGTATTATCAAATGTCTCAAAATAACTTACCTACAAATCTGCCTAGTGTTGAGCGACTATTAACTAGAGTTGCAACTGCTGAACGAAGCCAACAAAAAGATATTAGACTTACTATACAAGAAGCTAGAGATTTAACTGTTGAACTTGCTATATTAACTTCTAAATTAGGCAAAACCGTTCAGGAAATACATGCTATGCTAGCTGAAATACGTGAATCTACTACTAGAATAGACGTTAAGTTCGACGGAGGCGGGTTCGGTTCTTGATAAATATATACGTGGTTAATTAGGAAACACGTATTAATAATGAGCAGACCAAAACCTAAAGTTATACTCGAACATGCTAACAAGGACACTTTTAAGATTGAACAAATACTTGAAAGTGATGCCATCTGGGCTGTGTTTTATAAAGGTGAGCCATTCAACTTAAAGAGTGGTAGTCTTGTGGCTAGTTATCCAGGGCCTAAATATAAGAAGGTATCATTTAGTAATCCCGGTCACGCACACAACCTTGCAAAGAAACTTAATAAACTTTTTAAGACAAAAGACTTTGCAGTTTATAAACTCAGCCAAGGCGAAAAAATAGAGTAATATATGGACCGGAAGGATACCTATACTTCGGTATTCCTCAAAGCCGCAGGACATACATGCGACGATGAGCATATAAAAAAATTAAAGCCGGTTTGGTGGTATAGCACCAGAGGCAAAGACGTAGGCGGATTACGGATGACTGATCAGTGCCTTGAGTTTGTAGAAAAGCAAGCTGAAATAAAAATCTATAAAATTGAACTACCAAAAGATCTAACCATAGGACCGCAAGTTCTAGTTTGGATGGATCAATATTTAGATTCTCCCTTTCATTTACAAAAACGATACATCAGAGTATTATCTGAAAAAGCAGCATTTGAATTATATCTATTTTCTGGCGATGTTAGAAAAATGGGTTCTGCAAAAGCTCTTAATAAACGATTGAACCAAGAATCCGTAGATTAAAAATTATTTCTATTAAATATCACTATGTTAAAACTTAATGCTCTTGACATCTTAAACCGCAGACAGATTGATTCTGTAGCTCCGCATTTTGCAAAGATAAAACTTTCAGAAGGCGACCTGTTTGGTACTGAGGTTGAAACTTGGATTAAATCCAAACTTGCAGGAAGATTCTACATAAAGAGACAGCCTAGTATTGCCCAAGACGGCAAATTAAAAACTGCAACTTATGTAGGATTTGAAGATCATAAAGAGCTAACTTATTTTATGCTAGCATGTCCACATATAAGGAGAAACACATGACCGAAGAAGTTAAAGCACCAGAAGCAGCAGCCGCAGCGGCAGACACACAACCAGCAGCACCTGATTTAAATATCAGCGACTTATCTGCACTAAGAAGTATCTTAGATGTAGCTAGTCAACGTGGAGCGTTCAAAGCAGCCGAACTAGAAGCAGTTGGTAAAATTTATAATAAACTTAACTCATTCTTGGAAGCTGTCACTAAAAAGGAACAGTGATGAAATCATTAAAACACGTAGGAAAAATGAAAAAAGCAGGTTCTAAGGTCGTTGTAGCCTTTAGAACATTGCCCGGCGAATCTAATCAAGCATTAGTTATTCCGGTTGCTAGTTTACCAGACGAGTATCATGATAACCTCATGAAACTTATCGATACTGACGAAGCTCAATCTGCTTTCGAATTAGGTGAAGTTTTATTCACTAGGTCGTTCGCTGACGGTCGTCCTATGTTGCAGGCTCTTAGAGCAGACAGTAGATTGGCTAAAGTGCCAACTGACGATGTTATTATGGTTCCGTCCCCAGGCAATGAGATTCCATTGCATCAACTTAATACGTTGATTGCTGAACAAAAGAACTGTGCAGTTGATGACCTATGCACTTTTGTTTCTGGCGCACCTAAAGAAAAGCCAGAAGAATTAGTTAAAGTTAAAGATCTTTCTCCTCCAGCAGAGAAAGCTGCACCACTTAAAGCATCAGCTAACGAAGTATTAACTGATAAAGACATTGCCAAGAGCTATCGTAGTCAAGCAGATGCGATGTACAAGGAAGCTGCACGTCTACGTAAAGAAGCAGACGATTTAGATCCTCCAGTAAAGAAAGCGGCAAAGGCCAAAGAAGCTGAAAGTGCCTAAACCGTTGTTCAAACCGCCAAAGCATCTTGTGCAAGAATGGCCAGAAGTTTTTGAAGATCTTTACATGAATACCATGCCGATTAACTACCTAGAAACAATTAGGTTGGAATTCGGCAATGGTAGAATATGGGAAATTAATATTAAAGAACAACTGGTCAATAGCCATAGCGATATAGTTGCCGATAAATTGGTAGAAACTTTTGCTGAGTATAAAGAAGATATAAAAAAGATCGATTTTAAAATCGACGTCGAAAGATTGAAAAAAGATATACGAAATCAATCCAACGATTTTTTTACTTAAGAATGTGGAATCAAAAAAGAATACATTTTATGTTGACAATTTTGAATCATCTAAAAAATTAATAGATGATATTAGTCCCACATTCTGCGCTGCAAAATGGCTACAAGTCAGCCTTCATCTAACTAACGGCAAAACTCACAGTTGCTATCATCCTCCAACTCATTCAATCGATGTAGGTCAGCTAGAAGATAACCCGGCTGCATTACACAACACTACACAGAAATTTCAAGAACGCAATTTAATGCTCAACGGACAACGTCCGTCGGGCTGTGATTACTGTTGGAAGATCGAAGATGCCGGACATGTTAGCGATAGATACTATCGAAGCAGCGAGCATTGGGCTAAACATAAAATCTTTGAAATCGCTAAACAACCATTTGATTTTAATGTAGTTCCTACGTATGTTGAAGTAAACTTCAATCAGACTTGCAATTTTAAGTGTGCCTATTGTAGTCCCCACCTTAGCAGCGAATGGGAAAACGAAATAAAACAGTTTGGCCCGTATCAAGTAGACGGCAAAGCACACAACGACACAATCATGTTAAAAAACATAGGATTAATGCCTATTGAAGGATCTAATAAGAATAATCCTTATGTGCAAGCATTCTGGCGTTGGTGGCCCGAGATATATAAAGACTTGGAAGTGTTTCGAATGACTGGGGGCGAGCCTCTAATGGATTCAAATACTTTTAAAGTATTAGAGTATGTTGTTAACAATCCAAATAAAAATTTAGAATTAAGCATCACTAGTAATATGTGTCCTCCAAAGGACCTTTTTGAAAAATTTATTAATAGTGTTAAATTACTTGATAGCGTTGAATATTCTGTAGAGTGCTATGTTCCCGATCCTAAAAATAATACAGAATGGACAGAATGGGAACATTACATTATTGGTGAAGAAAACAAACGGTATCATAATAGCAATTTAAATTTTATTGAAAGAAAAGATATACCGGAAATATTCAACGAAGAAGGTCGTACAAAATCAAATGGCAGTTTCACCTATCTTTACAAATATCAAGACTACGCCTGCAAACATTTTGTACTGTATATTAGTCTTGATAGTTTAGGTGATCAGGCAGAATATATTAGAAACGGATTAGATTTTGAAATATTAAAAAATAATTTAGAAAAATTTCTAATGGAAACTGAGAATACCAGTATTACATTTATTAACACATTTAATATCTTGAGCATCCCAAGATTTAAACAATACTTAGAAATGATACTGAAGCTGCGTGGAAAATATTCAGGTACAGCACAAATGTTAAAAGATAAAAAACCTTTTCAGAGAATATGGTTTGACATTCCTGTATTGCAAAAACCAGAATGGCTGAGTGTGCTCAATTGCACAGATGATCATGTAAACGAATTAGAAAATATTCTAGAGTGGATGGCTACTCATACTAGCGAAGATTATTCTAAAACTTTGCAAGGTTTTAAAATATACGAATTAGAAAAATTAAAAAGAAATATCGATTTAATTAAAAATAATCGCTATTCGGTTGAAACTACAATTAAAAATAAAACAAATTTTAAAGAGTTTTTTCAAGAACACGATGCACGAAGAAATACAAATTTTTTAAATACATTTCCAGAATTCGAAGTCTGGTATAGGAACCCATAATGACCAAAAAATACATAGAAATTATCAAAGACACTAGAGACAAGTTAAACACCGTGGGCAATGGATTTTGTCTAGCAAAGTGGAACATGGAAACATTGTATCTACACATGGGAGACAATCACAGTTGTTATCATCCCCGTCCGCATAAAATTGACAAGGATCTGCTAAAAGATAATCCAAGTGCTTTACATAATACTCCCTGGAAAAAACTTCAACGTAAATTGATGCTAGAAGGTGGGCGTCCGGAAGAGTGCTACTACTGCTGGAACATTGAAGATCTAGAAGGTGATCATATTAGCGATCGCATGAAACACAGTTCTAATTATATTAACGAAACCTTTGAAGACGTTATTAAGCAAGGATGGGAAGCTAATTGGAATCCAAGACACCTTGAAGTTAGTTTTGGAAACGGTTGCAACTTCCGTTGCGGCTATTGCTGTCCGCAAGCATCAAGTTCTTGGATGGAAGAAATTAAACGTCACGGGAACTATGATTTAACTTATAATCAATACGGTATTGAATTTTTAGATCACAGCGATTTCTTTAACAAGGATGATCCTAATCCGTATGTAGATGCATTTTGGGAATGGTGGCCTAGCCTGAAGAAAGATCTGCGTGTGTTTAGAATTACAGGTGGGGAGCCATTAATGAACCCTAACACCTTTAAACTGTTGGAAATGTTGGAAAACGAACCTGAACCCGAACTGCAAATACACGTAAATAGTAATCTAGGTATTACACATAGACTAGTTCAAAAACTAGTTGATCATGTACAACGGCTTCTAGAAAAGAAGGCAATTAAAGGTTTTAAATTATACACAAGTATAGACACCTGGGGACCGCAAGCTGAGTATATTAGAACCAATTTAGATTTAGAGCTATGGGAGAAAAATTTAAGGTACTACATGGATAACTTGCCAGGACAAGATATCAGTTTTATGATAACATTCAATGTATTAACTGTTGCTAATTTTAGAACTCTGCTAGACAAAATAATGCAATTAAGAAAGGACTATCCGGGTACGCCATGGCATCAACGTGTGCAGTTCGATACTCCGTATCTAAAAGAGCCTCCGCATTGGATGATAAACATTCTCCCTGAAAGTTTTAATAAGTACATGGATGACAACTTAGAATTTATCAAAACATCTATGGTAAAAAATGTCGGGCAACATGGTTTCAACGAAATGGAATACGAAGTTTTTAAACGTGTAGTTGACTACATGAGACAGAACCCCGTTGATCCTGAAAAGATTAAAAAAGGAAGAAGAGACTTCTATGTATTTTTCAATGAAACTGACAACCGAAACTCTACAAATTTTTACACACTATTTCCAGAATATCACGAGTTTATGGAATTGTGCAAACAGGAATATTTAAATTATGGAAAATGAATTTTATTGTGTGAATGCATCACACAATTTAAGTGTTAATTCAACAGGTACCATAAAGCACTGTTGTATGATCGATGGTCAAACACGCGGTAGAGTGTTGGATCACTCGTTGGAAGATCTGTGGGAAGAACCTTGGATGAACGAAGTACGAGAATATTTTCGCCAAGGGAAAAGGCACCCCAGTTGTTCTAAATGCTGGAACGAAGAAGATGCAGGAAGAGATAGTAAGCGTATACGAGATAATAAAAAATTTGATTTTAAAGAAGACGACGGAATCAAAACGCTTGAACTTAATATGGGAAATACTTGCAATATTAAATGTCGTACCTGTCATCCGTATAGCAGTAGTCAATGGATTAAAGAATTCTACGAAACAAAAGTTGATAAAGAAAAAACTGATTATAAAACATTTTTAATCAACTCAAAAAACTACAACGACAGCTGGGAAAAAGAAAGTCCGATATGGGCTAATCTAGAAAAAATAGGAGAAGGAATTGTAGTAGTAGACTTCTACGGTGGCGAGCCGTGGTTGATTAAACAGCAGTGGGAATTTATTAGAACATGTGTAAAAAATGGGTGGGCAAAAAATATGAGCCTACACTACAATACTAACGGAACACAGTGGCCGGAAGAATTACTGCCGTTATTAGAAAATTTTAAGTTTGTTAGTATAGGCTTTAGCATAGACGGAATCGGCGATCGATTTGAATTTATGAGACATCCTGCAAAGTGGGACGAAGTCTACGCCAATATGCTTAAAGCAAAAGAATGGTCCAAAGATAGACCAAATTTGTATTTTGATGTTTGTCATACTATAAGTGCGCTGAATGTATATTATATTCCCGAAGTTGTTGAATTTTTTCAAAAGGACTGGAACATCTATCTAAATTTAGTACATTATCCAGATTATTATTGTAGTCAAATATTTCCTGATTCTATTAAAGAAGAAATTTGTAAAAAATTAGAAACAATTGATCGATCTTATGAATCAATATGGAGACAATTGCCTGGTATTATACAGTTTGTAAAAGATGGAAAATTTGAACAGTGGCGTTGGGATAATTTCAAAAAAGAAATTGCGGTTCATGACGAATTTAGAAAAGAAAACTATTATGAAACATTTCCAGAGTTTGGCGAAATGATTAGGAATTACAAATGAATAATTTTTGGAACAAAGAATTACTAGCGCAAATTCACGTTGAATTATCTAGTTATTGTAATGCTGCATGTCCTATGTGTCCTCGATATTATCAAGGCAGCGAAATTGTTAGACCAGACCTAGAGCTTGCACAAATTACTATTGAGCAATTTAAAGAATGGTTTAAGCCTGAACTTGTTGCAAAACTAAATCATTTTATGTTCTGTGGCACAGTCGGCGATCCTATGATGGCCAAGGATGTGGTCAAAATTGTTGATTACATCTACGAAAATAACGAAAAAATTTTTATAACATTTAACACTAACGGCGGAATACGCAAAGAATCGGACTGGGCACACATGGGTGCTGTTTCTAAAAAATTCGGAAATCGATTGCGTATTATTTTTTCAATCGATGGATTAGAAGATACAAATCATTTGTATAGAAGAAATGTTGAGTGGACTACATTAATGCGTAATGTTAAAGCATACATAGATTCAGGTGGCAATGCTGCTTGGGACTATTTGATTTTTAAACATAACGAACATCAAATACACGAAGCTAAGGCATTATCAGAAAAATTAGGATTTAAAAACTTTGCCCCTAAAAAAGCATTAGGGTTTGAATACTTTAACGATGACCTAGTTAGAGTTGCAGCATTAGACAAACAAGGTGATTTTCAATATTGGTTAGAGCCGCCCGAGGACCTCGACAATAGAAATTATACAAAGAATAGAGTGCTTACTGATCTGCTTCCAGAAGTTAATACGTCAATTATAACCATATACAAAAAAGAAATTATCGACCCTCATAATGAAGCAATTAAGGTATATGACGGTAAAACTTTTCAAGAAAAACCTATTGATTATACACAATTCAATAATAAAAATATTTCATGCAAGTCCGAAACATGGGGCGGATTAAGAGAGATATATGTTAGTAGTACAGGTCAAATTTTTCCCTGTTGTTATGTAGGAACGATGTCTGGTACTACGCACAACATTGTTGAAAATTTACAACTGAAGAAAAAAATAGAAGACTACGGTAAAGACTATTTTAATTTAAACAAATATTCTCTAGAAGAGATTATTGAAAATAATCATTTAAATTTAGTTTATGCTAATTCTTGGGATAAGAAAGACGACGACAAACTAATGTATTGTGCGAAAACCTGCGGAGAAGATAGTCCCATAGATAGAATTTGGACTCATAAGGGAAATTCTAGACCAAACAAAAATAACTTTAAGGAACATCAAGAAAGAGGTGAAGGATTTTGAAATTGCTCTAAGAGCCATTCAAAGTCATTAATTTTTGCCAATTTATCTGGTTCAGCAATATAGTCTAGCCCGTATTGTTTTCCTGCTCGGGCGCCAGATAATGCATACTCGCCGTACAATCGATCAACTCCGATATTACACCAAGTAGTTAATCGATCTTCAGTTTCTTCTTGATATCCTTGATTAAAAGGTCTACTTGCTAATTTTACACATTCTCTAAATGCAGACTTCCAGGTACTGAATGGATCTGTATTGAATGCTGTAATATTACTAACTTCTTGCACAACTTTAAATTTTTTGCTAATTGACATAGTCATGTCAATTTGATTAACATCCATATTTTCAGTTAAGTCCTTGGGCAGTAATTTAACTCCGCCATATCCGTATTTGAGATCGTTAATTGGATTCTGACTCAACCACACATGAACAATATCAGTATCATGTTTATGCAATAACAAATCAAATTTAAATGCTTCTTCGATAACAGCATCGCCGTCTACCACCCAGAACATAGGAGTAGTTGATAACTTTGCAGCGGCAATGTGTGCTTGGTGAATTCCTTTTACACCGTGAACTCGTTTTGCTCTAGGAAATCTTTCAATTAATTTGGCAAAATTTTCATCGGCATTAGGTTCGTTATAACTGATAAAAACAATATCGTACAATTTTAATTTACTTGCTACAATATCATGTTCTTTCTTTTCAATTAGATATCTATATTCGATTTCTCTCAACGATACAGGTGCTTTCTTTGAAAGCAGCATTATACCATTAAATTTGTTTTCTTCGACATCTTTATTTTTGAATACATGATTTATGCTACGTTCATAATTATTTTGATAAGCAAACTGTAAATCAAATTTAAAATCATCTAGCGGTTCTATCTCAGGCGGTATCATCCAAAACATGTCAGTTGTAGATGTTTCGAGAGCTGATTTATATTCGCTAAACGACCCTATTACAAATTTTTCGTAAGGTCTAGATTTACTTACTACTCTATCCTGTTCTTTTTTGTCCATAAAGAATCTGTGTTCAATTTCTTTCTTTGACACAGGCATATTAGTAGAGCATAAAGCTAGGCCGCTGATAAACGATTCTTCATCGCCTACTTGATTTTTAAACATGTGATTAACTGATCTATCATGATCATATCGGCCATCAAACGGATCAAAGTAAAAATCAAAGATTGTAGTATCAATTATATCTATATCAGGCCATACACACCAAAACAACGGTTCTTTTTCAGTTTTACAAATTGCTAGATACTGATCATAACTAGAAACTGTGTATCTAGGATACCTGTTTTGACTTGCAACAATTTCATATTCTTTTTTGTTAATTAAAAACTTATAATCGATTTCTTTCTTAGATACGGGAGTATTCTTAGAAAATAATACAACTCCATTAACGAATGACTCTTGGTTGTTGCACATGTTTTTAAACACATGGTTTTCAATTCTACTTTGTCTGGCGTGATGATTAAAATAAGTATCAAATATTTTTTGATTGACTATTTCAACATTTGACCAAATGCCCCAGAATAGTTCTGTGCTTGCTGAATTTAAAGCTGTTAGATAATCATCGTAATTATTAATAACAAATTGATCATATTGCTTAGGATTACTTGCTACAGTATCTACTTCAACTTTATCGACAAAAAATCTATGTTCAAATTCTTTTTTGCTTACATCTTTATTCTTCGAGAATAAACAGATGCCGTCATAAAAATCTTTATTTTTAAATATATGAGTTATATTTCTATGGAATGTGTCATAAACCGGCACATAATAATCAAATGCAAAATCTTTTGATAAATTAACATCGTTCCATACTACCCAGAACATTTCAGACGAGGCTGTTTTTTTAATGTTTAAAAATTCGTCGTATGAATCTAGATAATAAACTTCAAACGGTTTCGGTTTACTTGCTAGTATATTCCATTCTTTTTTGTCAACAAGGAATCTATAATCAAATTCTCTTTTAGAGATTAGTTTATGTTTAGATGCTAAAATTAATCCGTCGTAGGATGTATTGTTTAAAAATACATGATTTTCATTTCTATTATAAAAATCATGATGGCTAATATAGATATCAAATTTAAAATTATCTTCAACTATAATATCGTCAAATACAATCCAGAATAATTCTGTGTTTGAAGAGTTAATTGCATTTAAATATTCATCATATGAATTGATGTTAAAAATTTCAAACTTCTTTGGCATTGACGCAAGAACTTCGACTTCTTTCTTATTAACAAAAAATCTATGATCAAATTCTTTTTTTGAAATAATTGTTTTTTTAGAAAATAAACAAATACCGTCGTAATAACTATCGTTCTTAAACACATGAGTTATATTTCGATGAAATGTATCATATACTGGTATATAATATTCAAATTTAAAGTTGTCATCAACGATAACATCGTTCCATATTACCCAAAACATTTCAGTAGTTGAAGTTTCTATTGCATATAAATATTCTTCGAATGTATTAATATAAAACTTATTGTAATGCTCGGGAGTACTTGCTATAATTTCCCAAACATTTTTGTAAACAAGTAATCAAAGATCAAAATCACGCATTG